CTTATCTTTACGTGATGCGACACCAATTCTAGTTAACGTTTCTCTTACTTTAAGAAAATCATCTGGTTGAACAAGTATAACTTCTAGGGGTGCATATCCAGCCAAGTCAATCTTGAAGTACTCGTTTGACATTATTAATTCCACCTTTTTCTAATTTTTGTTTTATTAGGTCAATTTTTGATTGATCTAGAAGGGGAAGTACCTGGCGTGCCTTTTCTGTGCTATAACCATAGTATTGTTTTATTACTTCTATCGACTCAATCTTCTCAGCTTTGATCCACTTGTTATAGCGTTTCTTAGGCCTAATGTTATTTATTAGAAATTGAAACTGGAGTTTTTTGTCTAAATGAGGTCTAGAATTCATCTCATTTGCCTGGATTACCGTATCAGCACCATATGATAGACCTTTATTTACAATATAAGGAACATATTGTTTTTCAGCCCAATCATCTACCATAAGATCGTTCTTATTGTAGGTAATAGCATTAATAAAATCGAAAGGTGAGATAGCCGGAGCCTTATAAGGCTCAATAACTATTTCTACTTTAGGTTCTCCAAACATCAGAATATCATCCTCATTAGACCGATTGTGTCGATCGTTGTGAGTAGTAGGTAGTTGGCGAGCATTCCAAATGATTTCCTAGTGTAAGCAGCCCAACCGTACATAGCACAACCAGCAATCCAAATAGGATATAAACTAAGAAGTGGTGGATTAGGGACCGTGATAGCCATAGTGATACTACACCCAATGCTAATAGCCCAAGCAAGAAGCTCGACAACAAACCGTATAGGGTTAGAATTCCAATCATCTTTTATCCATTCAAACGTAGGTCTTAATAATTCGTTCATTTTAGTTCAACCGATGCCATAATTTCAGTCAGGCATGCAACCAAGTTAATCTCTTGATCAGCCACAAAGGCAGACTTATATTGGTAATCGGCAATAGTAAGTACCAACTGAGGTACTTGGTTAGTTAGCGGTACAAAGGTATCGTAGATCTTACGGAAGATAGATACAGGGTCGTTATCCAGGTTATTAACAACCCAGGTACGCATCTTTTTCCAGTCTTTTTCCTTGATAGCATCTACTAGTTCTTTCATATTGGTTTCGCCAATATTAACTAGGATACCCTCATCAATAGAACCAGATTGAGAATAACGCTGAAGCTCGTTTAACGTTCTACGAAAGTCAGGAAAGTGCTTCTGCACAATCTTAACAATCACCTTTTGATCAAACGGTATAGCTTCTTGCTCTAATATACTGCATACACGCTTAAAGAAGTTAGCTGCGATGGTTGGTTTATCTGCGTTAGGAATCTTAAACTCAATTACAGCACACCTAGAGTGCAAGGGTGGTATAATACGATTCTTAAAATTACAAGTTAGAATAAAGCGACAGTTACTTGCAAACTCTTCAATGAACCCGCGCAATGCAGGCTGGGTAGAGTTAGGGTTTAAGTAATCAGCTTCGTCAAGGATAACCACCTTAGTATTACCACTAAAAGAAACAGTAGAGGCAAATTGCTTAATCTTAGTACGCAATACATCAATACCAGACTCTTCTGATCCGTTAATGATCATATAGTCGGTCTGAAGCTCCTCACACAGGGCCCTAGCTACCGTAGTCTTACCGGTACCTGCAGAACCACATAACAACATATTCTGAATCTCACCTTTAGCAACCATCTGCTTAAAGTATTCTTTCTGAGACTCAGGTAAGATACAATCGTCAATTTTCCTAGGGCGATATTTTTCAACCCAGATAAAATGCTCACTCATAATATATTCTATTCATTTTTAAAATTAAACCAACCGGTTATCACATATTTTTCGTATACAGGTGAAACTATACCTCGGTGAGTAAAAGTCCAGTCTGCCGGCCATATAACGGTTTTACCTTTAACAGCCTTTACTTTCTTTTCTTGATACAACCATTCTGTACCCCCCTCGCACTCTTCCCCATCAACCGTATTAAGATATGTCATGAATACCAGATGACGGCCTGAATTAGGGTACACACCTGTTCCTCTTTCCGCATGCCATATTTTATAACCACCGCCGGGTACATAGTATTGTATATTGACCCCCTCGATAATACCCCACGGTGCATGAGAGTTACAATAACTATATTTTTCTATATATCGGTCTACGCACTGCTGTAATAGGTTAAAGTATTCACTAAGTTCTGAAGCATTACTATCTAATACAACATCAATTGAATCTTTTTTGTCTTTATCAACTGTATCAACAGAGTTAACTTTTAAATAACCTGCTCGCTTGTCGTGTGCTTCCCATACCTGAATTAATCTATCGCAGAATGCTGTATCTGTGTGAAGATACGATTCTAAGAATTTAGACTCTTCACAAACGAGCATATTAAACTACTGAACCAGGTTCGGCGGCAATCCAATATTGTAGTTGTCTAGACTCGTGTTTAAAATGAAGGAACTTAGCTTTACCATTAGGAGTCTTAGCAACTGTAATGTCGTATGCATCAGGAATAACTTTTAGATTCTCGACAGCAATAAAGACATCGAAGTCATCAAAGGATGTACCTAGAGACTTCCTAAAGTTAGACGCTGTATCATTCTTACGATCACTAACCGATAATACAACAGCTTGATTCTTGCATGTAACCGATACAGTAGGTGCACCGGTGATAGCGGCCGCTTTCATAATCATCTGGATATCTTCAGCTGTTACTTTAAACTTATAAACATCAGCATGCTCAATCTCGTTAGTAGGAGCAGCAGTTACAATCTCAGGATTAGAGTAGTAGTATTCAAATTTACCAGCCGGGCTAGTAATACCAATACATTTATCTCCAAACTCAATATCCTGGCTATCGGTCAACGTCCACATAGCAAGAAGGGAGTTAAGATCATAGATAGCAAACTCTTTAGGAATGGTTTCCTTAATTGTAGCTTTAGCAAAGATGTTCTTTGCATTAGAGATAGTACTAACTGCATCACCTTCTTTAAATACAATATTAGTATTGATCGATGCAAAGTTCTTTAGCAGCGCAATAGTTTCACTTCCAATTTTCATAATATAGTCCTTATAATTACATATTATAACGTCATTTCCAGCTCAATGCTACTTCTTTCGTCGGCATGGTACCATTATACTTGTCGATACAGTACTGTCTTTCTTTTGCATCGAGTTCTTGAAACTTAGGGTCTCGAAATGCAGAGGACCCGTGTTCTCTAAAGCAAACCAAAACGTCATCTATCATAATAGGGTCACCATGGTAGTAGTAAGACCGGTAGAAGTATTCACCGTCTACAAGCCATAACATATTATCATCCATCTCAATTGCGCAGTCACGTCTTACGGCATAGTTAGATGGATTACCGGTTGTGTTATCACCATTCACGTATTTGTTACCATACCAAGGAAGTCTAGTATCAAAGTAATGAGACCTATCTTCATTACAATGAGTAAACCCAGATATAAACCATTTACCTCCAGGGTTATTATCAAATGCATCACTTATCTTTTGTAACGCGAATGGGTCTACAAAGAAGTCGTCCATGTAAAGTAATTTTACAATATCTCCCGTTGCATGCTTAACGGCATTATTGACATTGTTAGCAGCGTTCTTTTTCTCACTGGTATTACGTACATACCGAATATTAAGAACATGATCAAAAGTATCTACAATAGATCTTAAGTTATCGAATGTACTTTGATCTGAAATAACAACTTCAAAGTCTTTAAACGTTTGAAAGATTAGATAAGAAAGATATTCAACAAGAAACTTTTCTGCTCGGTTACTTTCCATTGTATACACCGGGCAACAAATAGAAATTTTAGACATAATCAACACATATCCCATGAACACCTAGCGACCGATACGCTAAAAAATCAACTTTTGAACCGAAGTCAAGTATGACTTGTTTCCACGAATAAACGTTTTGAGGTTTAGGGTATGTCCAGACATAGTTCATAGAAGTCAAGGTATATTCATCTTTATCGTGAAAGAAATAATTAATACCTTTTATCCCGTGAAGTCTAGAACTTGAGGTTAAATCTTTGCAGTGGATCCATAATCTACTTTTATTTTCAATTATGTAATCTAGTGTAATGGGATAAGTTGGCTCGTCGTGACCAAGATATAGTTCATTATTATATAACCGGAGATCAATTTCTACATCGTACCCCTGGCGGATACAATAGTCAATAACTTCTGGTTTATTTTCATTATCTGTATCAGGTCCAAATGTATTGCCTCGATGACAAATTATTTTCATATTAAATGTTTTTAGGAGCACCTAAAGGTTGAACGTTAAGATATTGTTTCCAAGGTTGACCTCGATCAGTACGCTTAAGTTTTCTAAAGCCTCGTTTGCGGATTATTACATTATCACCTGGTTTATGCAATCCATCAATACATTCTTTAACAATTTCAGCCACTTGTAGCGTTGTCAGCCTAGTTCGTTTATCTTCACCTGGGTAATCATGCTCGCGCATCTTAGTATCTACGCGACCGGGGCTAATTGAATAGGCATTGTAACCTTCAAGGCCAAGTGACTGAACGAAAGAGATAACCCCAGACTTAGACGCCGAG